TCTTGCCGGTTTGCTGACTCGCGAGCGTATAGGCCGTGTCAATGATGCGGTAGATCTCGGTGGCTGAAAACTTGCGTCGGATCGCGACGCCGGTCTGCGCGAGCGACCCGACCGGCACGCCGTAGGTACTGCACAGCTGCCGCGTGATGGTCTCGGGCGTCTCGCCCGTGTACTTGCGGCTGGCGCGGCTGTTCTTGAGGTAAAAACCGTTGTCATAGCAGGTAACCGACATGGTGGACGCGTCGGTGGACTTGTCCTTGCTCACCACCTGCCCGCAAAACAGCGTCTCACTGCCCACGCCCATCGAAATGCCACCCGCCAGCGGCAGGTAGACATAAGGCAAACGCGGGTCGGTCGCCGAGACGATCATCTCCAGCTCGAGCGACCGGCACACGGTGTCCACATCGCCCGACCATTCGATGCGCCGGAACATGTGGGACACGTCCCACTCGCCGTCGCTGTTGCGCACATGCACCCACGGGTGGACGTACTGGTATTGCTCCATGCGTCCGCCCCCTTACAGTGCCGACGCGGGCGGGATTTTCAGCACGCTCCCGTCGTAGATCAGGTCGGGGTTTTTGATGTTGTTGTAGGCCGCGAGCTTTGGGTACAGGTTTGCGTTGCCGTAATACTTGCGGCAAATGCCGGACAGCGTGTCGCCCGGCTGCACCGTGTGGTTCTGCACGGCGGTCTGGGCGGGCGTATCGGTCGCGCGGGCGGGTGTGGACGCGGCCGCCGTCTGTCCGGCGGACGTGCCCTCGTCTCCCACCAGCCGCACGGGGTTTGGCTGCCGGTGCTGGCGCATGGTCAGCACGCAGTAGTAGTCGCCCACGCCCTCCTGCTGGCGGTATTGCAGGTTCTCGAGCAGCACCTCGCACTGCGTGCGGCTGTCCGAGACGATGAAGCGGCAGACCTGCTTATTTCGGGCGGTCTGCTGGAAAAAGTCGATGTAGTGGAAGGGGTCGAGCACGGTGGTCGCGTCGTTAAAGGGGTAATCCTGCACAGGCAGGAAGAACTCGAGCTGCTCGGTGAACAGCGTGCGGTCGCCCGCGAGGTGCACGTCACCGAAGCCGGTGAGATTGACCGTCTCGACGGTCACGCCCTCGTCGATCGTATACTCGCGCGGCGTGACCGGCAGCACGACCTCCTGCCCGGTCGTGAGGTTGACAAAAATGATGCGGCGCTTGCCGCTGCGATAGGCTTGCAGCTGCTGGGCGACGATATTGCTGACCATGCTGCCAACGATGCCGCTGATGATCCCACCGCCGATCAGAATGGACATGGGGTCGTTCCTCCTTTCGCCTGTTATGTGCGCACGATGCGGCGGGCACGCAGGATTCGAGCCGCGACCGCCTCCGCGATCGCTGAAATGTCGCTGTCCTGCCGGACGGTGTAGTTGCCGCCCATGTTGATGACCACGCCGCCCGTGCCGCCCTGATCCTGCGCCCGCGCTTCGCGCGCGGTCAGCACGCGCTCGCCCTCGTGGAGCAGGTAGAGTGTGTTGTCACGCGGCACGCGGTTCTCGCCGATGGCGCGATAGGGCGATGTCGCACCGGTCAGGTGCGAGCCGGTGGTTGTGCCGGTTGCAGCACCAGCAGACGTGCTGACCGAGCTTGTCACAACCGGAACACGAATGGACGGCGGCACATAGCTGCTGATAACCGAGCTGATACCCTTGGTCAGCTGCTGCCCGAGCGAATAGCCTGCATTTTGATACGCGCTTCCCGCCGATGACTGGATGTTGCTCGCCATGGTGATGTTGGCGTCGGTCAAAATGGACACCGCTTCGGAATTGTAATACTCGCTCTCGGCCATGGCCTGCGCCTCGCCCATGAGCGCGCCCAGCTCTGCCCGCGCCGTGATCTTTTCCTCGTCCGAAGCAGTACCGCTGTCGAGTGTCGCCATGGCTTCCATGTACCGGGTGTGCATCTGCTCCACCTGTGCGGCGATCTGCTCATCCATATCAGCCGCAATATCACCGGAAAACATACCGTTGACGATATCTTGGTACATTTGCTGCTGCATGTTCTCAAGATCGCTTTGCAGCGTGCCCATTTCGCTGTACACTTCCTGCATCTTCTGCCCGGCTTCGCCTTCCAGCCAGTCGATCTGGTCGGACATGCCGATCTTCTTGCCCTCGTTGTAGCCCTCGCCCATGGCGTTTTGCAGTTCCTGATTCCAGCCTTCGAGCGTGGAGGACAGGCCCTCAAAGGTCTTGCTCTGCTGCTCCATCGCGCCGGAATATATCTGCTCCATGTAGGACTGGATGATCTGCACGGCCTCGGTGCCCGCGATATCGCCGTCCGAAATCATTTCGTACGCGCCGCCCTTGCTCACGCCCTTGGCGTTTGCCAGCGCCCCGATCGCGTCGATACCGCGATCCTGCAGGATGTTGAGATCCTCGAGCGTGGTCTTGTTGCTCGAGCGCATGCGGCCGAGCGCGGTGGACACATTGGTCATGTCCGCCGCCGTCATGCCGAGCGCCGCGCCCGCGTCGCCGATCGAGGTCAGCGCGGGAATCATCTCATTTGCCGCGTAGCCGTAGGTCTTGAGCGTCTTGCTCATGGCCGTCAGATCACTGTACAGGAACGGCGTGACATTGGCCATGGTCTTGAGCTCACTCAGGTACTGCTGCGCGATGTCCTTTGACCCGAACAGGGTCGTAAACGACACAAGATCGGTCTCGCGCTGTCCGGCGAGCGCCGATCCGCTTTCCAGATCGGCCGCCTGGCGCTCCTGCACGGCGTTGTACTGATCCTGCACATAGCTTTTGAACGCCTCGTCCCGGCTTTCAAACTGCTGCGTCGCGGCCTCGATGCCACCGGACACCGCACCGATCGCCGTTCCCACAGCAGCACCAATCGCGGTGCCCACACCGGGGATCACCGACCCGGCTGCCGCGCCCATGGTCGCGCCAGAAATCGCGCTGCCAAGGAAGGACTCGACCGCTGCGCCCTCGGTCGAACCGTAGTACGAACTGAAAAACGCGCCCGCCGCGCCCGACACGCTGCCGCTGAGCATATTGCCGAAGCCCGCCGTCGCGAGTGCCGAGCCGAGCGTGCCCAGCATCGAACCGGTGCCACTGCCTGTGCTCTGCCGGTTGGCGATCTTGCTATTCGTACCGGCAAGGCGCGTCATGTCGCTCTCGGCTGCCTTGGCGCTTGAGGACACCGCCTTGAGCTGGCTGGTCAGGTTGTCGAATTGCAGTTGCTTATCCTTGAGCGCCAGCTCGTCAGCCGCGTCGCCGGTCGCGCGGAAGCGCTTCTCGGCCTCCTTCAGCTCGCTTTTGGCCTTGGTCAGGTCGAGCCGCAGCTGCGCGCGGGTGTTGTTCAGCTTGGTCAGGCTCTTTTGCAAGTCCTCGATGCTGTTGACGCCTGTGCGCGTTGCATCTGCGATCTTTTTGAGCGTCGTAGTGTAGTTGTCCTTCGCACTCAGCGCAATCGAAACGTCAGGCATAAGCGGCGGCCTCCTCCTGCTTCATTCGCTCGCTCTCTGCCCGCCAGCGGATGCCTTCGAGCGCCTTGGGCAGGCACTCGGCCATGACAAACGCCTGCAGCACCAGCTTCTCGCCGGGCGGGAGTTTCAGATAGTCGGACGGCAAGACGTGATGCTGCCGGAACAGCAGGTACATCAGAAACGTCTCGTCGTCCTCTCTCAGTTTTTTTCGATATCCGCAAAGATCTGCAGCGTGGAGCCGCGATAGCCGGACAGCTTCTCGATCGCGGCCTGCAAGTCCTCGAGCTCGCCTGCGCGCAGCATATAGCGCACCACCTCGTAGGGCGTTGCCGCACCGCACGCCTGCTGCAGGCGCTCGTCGCGCAGGTTAGGTTCTATTACGCCCGCCGTGATGATCGCGGCGGGGAGATCCTTGCCGGTGTTCATCTCCTGCAGCTCGCGCACCTTGTCATAGCTCAGCTCGCGGATGCGGAACACGACCGGATTGCCGTCCGCGTCCGTCCAGCTCTTGAACTGCAAACACTGCTCGCCGGGCGCGCGATTGCACGCGCCCAGCAGCTTCTCGACCGTGGTCGGGGTGGGGTTCTGCTTTTTCTCTGCCATATTCATTTCCTCCTGTTATTTCGGCTGGATCAGGTCAAGGTAGTCCCAGCGGGTGAACGTGAACGGACACTCGATCTGCCCCTTGGCGGCGGCTTCCCAGTCCGCAAGCGTCAAGTCGTCAAGCGAGGCGTCGTAGATGACCACACGCTCTGCGCCGTAGGCGTCCGGGTCGTCGAGCAGCGAAATCAGCTTAATGCGCGTGTCCTTGCCCGCCTTGAGGTTGTCGCTCACCTTGATCGCCATGCGGGAATTGACCTTGTGGAAGCGGATCGTGCCCGTGCCCTTGGCGCTCATCAGCTTGGTGTCGACCATAAACTGGCCGCACATCGGCACGTCCTCTTTGTTGCCCGCGACCTTGGCCTGCATACCGAGCGTTTCGCCGCACAGCTCGTCGTCCATCCATGCATGCCCGTGCGTGCCGGAAATGACGCGCGCGGCGGAATCCATGCTTGCACTCATACGTTTCGCCTCCTTTTATACCGTGATGCGGATCGTGACGTCCTCGATCGCGTCTGCGATCGTGAACTTGCCTACGAGGAACACCTGCGAGCCGGTGTCCGCGTGGCGCAGCTCGTCGTCGCTCATTTCGTCGGCCGCCTCGCCCAGATAGTCGCGCACCGCCTCGGTGTCGATGTCGAGCGTCGAGCTGTCCTCAATCAGGAGGCCCGCCGTCTCGAGCGTGTGGAAGTAGTTGCGGCCTGCAGTGACGAGCAGCATGCGGTTGTCGTAGGTGTTGGCGACCTTGCCGATGAAGGTGTCCTCGATCGTCGCGCGGAAGTCCGCGTCTACGCGGTCAATGACCTCGAGTGCCTTGATTTTCTGGAAGATTGCACCGTGGTCAAGCGTGGTCGTGGTCAGCGAGTTGACCGCGCGGCCGATCTTGACCTGTCGCCCGTCGTGAATGAGGATCAGCTTGCCCGCGTCGATCGCGGCGTCCGCCGTCTCCTTATCCAGACGGGTGATGTCGGTCAGCTCGGGCAGCGGCGCGTAGGTCGCGCTCATCGTCCACGGCGTACCGGCGAACAGACCAGCCATGCGCGAGCAGTATTCGGAGGTCGTGAACACGGTTTCGCCGTCGGTCATGCCGTCCGCGTCGAAGTCGATGACCGGGTCGTAGTCCGCCACCGTCTTGGGCAACACCAGCTTGATATGGCTGTGCGACGCGCGCACCTCCTTGAGCCACATCACCATCGCCTGCGCTTCGTCCTCGCTCAGATCGGGCGGGCCGACCAGATAGTCGACCTCCTGTGTCTCGAAATAGGCAAGCGCTTTGGCAAGATTGGTATCCTCCGCGTCGGTGACGTACAGGTACACCGCCTTGGGCGGGTTGATGTAGCCGAGGAAGGTGCGCGTCAGGTAGGCGCGGTTGTCCTCGGTCAGCTCCGCGGGGATCTTGCCCACGCGGGTCAGGTAGTGCGCGCCCGCCTGTGCGGTGTCGCGCACGATCACGCCGACATAGCCCTTGTCGCCCATGGCGATCGTGGCCTGCGCGGCGGTCTGGAACGAAATATCAATCGAAGGCAGTCCCATTGCCTTATCCCTCCTTTGGATTGGTCGGCTGCGCGCCGAGGGTCACGTCGGTGACCAGCGGCTGGGTGCTGGGCGCGGCCGGGCGGTCGTCCTCGTAGGTGACGACGATCGTGACGTCCGCGACGTCGAGGTCGCGCGACACATCGACGCGGTCGGCAGTCAGCTTGCGGTCGCCGCAATGAAGCGCGCCGCGCTGCAAAAAGGCAGCGGTCAGCGTGTCGGTCACGCCGTACAGGCGGGCGGTTTGGGTTTCGTAGTGATCGCCCACCTCATCGGCGCACTGTACCAAGATCATCTGCTCAACCTCGACCACGGCCACCGTGCGGCTGGTGATCTTACGCCCAGACGGGCGCAGGAAAAAGCTCGGCCGCTCGAACTGCTCGGGCATCACATCGACGTACACCGTGCGGTCGGGGTAGAGCCGAACGAGGATCGCGTTGACCCCTTCCATAATTTGCTGTACAGAAAGCATTTATCGTCCTCCCAATCGGCCTGCGACCTCGCGTCCCCAGTTATCCACCTCGCTTTGCAGCATACGCGGCAGCGAGGGGCGCGCGGCGTTGTAAAACCCGCGCCCGGACACATACAGCACATGGATGCGCGGCCGATAGCGCGGGCTGCGTCCGCCCGGGCGGCGAATCGTGTGGCCGTTCTCCAGATAATTTGTGATTGCGTTCAGGCTGTCCGGGCCGCTGTCTGTGCCAGCTGCACGGACGGCAGCATAGCCGCCGCCCGTGCCGATGTACTTGGTCTGCCAGCCCGCGACATGGCCGTGCGCATCGTTGATCTTGCCGCGAATCTGGCCGCGCACTGCCGTCTGCATCCGTGCGCCCAGCCGCTCGTGGAGCGCGCGCTGATCGGCGCGTTTGCGCTTTACCTCTGCGTCGCAGCGGTCGGCAAACTGCCGCAGGCCGTTTGCGTCCTGTGCCATCAGGCGTCCACCTCCCGCGTGATCTCGTACTCGTTCTTGTACTCGGACAGTGTGTGTTCGATTTGGACACGGAAGCGGTCGCCGCCGATCGTCACGACCTCGCCCGCCCGCAGCGTCACAGCCTTGGGGCAGATGGCGACGAGCGTGTGCGTCAGCGTGTCGTGCACATCGCCCTGGGCAAAGCCCTCGTACTTCTCGGTCAGGCAGGCCGGGAATGACAGCACCCGCTCGGTCGTGAGTGTCGGGTTGTTGAGCGCGTTCTTCTCGACCTTGGTGCGCTGCACGGTGCATTGCACCGGCTCGGCCTGCACGGCCGACAGCTCGATGAGCCCGCGGTCGGGGTGCGTCAGCTCCGCGAGAAACAGGAAATGCCCCCGCCAGCGCAGTGCCTGAAAGAGCGTCAGCGGTTGACGGCGCATCGTGACGCGCCACTCCGGGCGGCTCATGCCGACCGTCGAGAACAGGCTGCGCTTGCCGGTCTGCTCGACCTTGGCCCACGTCGTCTTGCCCTCCTTCCATTCCCAGCCCGTGCCGTCCGGGTTTTCCACAAGGCTGAGGATAACCACGCGCTCCCGCAGCTCACCCGCTCGTACTGCCATCGTCTGCCGCCTCCTCTCCATACTGGCACCGGAGTTTGAGCTGCGTCAGCATGGAGCGGATCAGCGGCGCGGTCGCTGCCTGTGCCGCATCATTATCCCGCCCGTCGTAGGTGCGCAGCGTCATATCATGCACAATCAGGTCGTACATCGCGGGCGCGACCTCTCTTGTCACGCCCGCACCGGCAAGATAACGGTCTGCCGCGTCCATCAAAGCCGCAATCAGCTCGTCGTCCTCTTCATAGTCCACCTTCATGTATTTCTTGCAGGCCGCGAGCCGCTCCTTTGCCAGCGCGGCCTGCTCCTCGCCCGTCATGCCCACAGGACGGTCATACCGCTGTCATCCGGCACAAACAGGCTGTCGGACACCAGCACCACCGCCGCCATCGTGGCCGCGCCGGTGTTCAAATTGGACACCTTGACCGCCATGTACCGCCAGTCGGGCGTGACGCGGCCGCGCACCGCGATCAGGTGGCTGCTCTCGCCGCCCGAGCCCGCGGTGTAGGTCGTCTCCGCGATCGTCTCGGCCTCAGTCCCCTCGGCGTCGTTCGCGCCGAGCAGTTCGACCTTGACCCCCTTGTCCGCTGCCAGTGCGCCAACCGCGACCAGAAACGTGAAATCACGGCGGTTGCACATATCGGCGTAAGCGCTCGTCACGCTGCCACTCTGCGCGAGCGACGCGGGCGCGCTCACCAGCTGAGAAATCAGTCTTTCCTGCGTCATATCCATACCCTCCTTGTCTTACGAACGGTCGCCCAGCACGACAAACGGCGAGCGCAGCACCTTGGAATTCTTGAGCTTGACGGCGTGCTTGCCCTTGGGCGCGCCGCCCGCGCGCAGCTGCAAACGGAAGCAGTTCTGCGCGGTCAGGAACTCGACGTGGATGGACATATCCTGCTTGACCGTACCCTTGCGCAGCAGCATGTACTGTTTGAGGTCGAACAGGCCGATGTCGCCCTTGCTGCCGACCGCCGCCATGTGGTCGGTCTCGATGATCGGCTTGCCGTACAGCGTCGCATACGGCGTGCCCGTTGCGCCCGTGGGCGGCAGGTACACCGGCACACCGCCCGTGCCGATCGGCAGCGTCAGGAACGGCAGCTCCTCGGCAAGGTCGGGGTGCATGACCCAGACCGCGTTGGTCTTGCAGCGCGGCAGGATGCGGCTGTACATACGAGCGATGTTCTTGAAGGTCAGAATTTCGGTCTGCGCGCTCTCCTTGTCCACGGTCACGAGGTTCGGCGCGTGCAGAATGCCCAGCGGCTTGCCCACGCCGTCGCCGTCCACCACTGCGCCCTCGAGCAGACGGTTGGCCGCGGTCGCCATCGCGTTATTGAGCAGGCCGGACATGAACGGCATGTCCTCGAGCGCCTCGTCGGTGATGTAGATGAACGCCATCAGCTTTTCAAGGTCGATTTTGGTCTCGTAAAACTTGGGCTTGCTGGCGGCGACCGTCGCGGCCTCGCTCGCCCAGTACGCCTGCACGCCGCCGTACACGCTCTCGGATACGTCGGTCTCGTCGCAGGTCATAAAGCGTACGGCGTTGGACGCCGCGCCCGAGGTGTAGCTGTCCACGCGGGACAGGATATCGCCTGTGGTCGCGGCGGTCTCGATGATCGTGCCCGCGAAATCCTCCTGAATGGCAAATGCGCCGTCCGCGCCGGTCTGGGTGTTGACGCCCTGTGCCTCGTTGACGGCGGCAAGGCGGCCATCCGGCGTGCCCTTGGCCGCCAGCATGACCGCACGCAGCTGCTCACCGAGGGACGCAAAGGGCGTGGTCTTCTTGCCGTCCTGCGGCTGCGCCGCGCCGGTGTTTTCGGGCTGCGCGACATCGCCCGATGCCTCGCGCAGCTGCTCGACCGCCTTGATCTGGTTGTTGACTTCGGAAATCTTGACATTCAGCTGGGTCAGCTCCTCCAGCTTGCCCGCGTCGGCCGCGGCGTCCGCCTGCGTCACCAGAGCGGCTTTCTGCGCCTTGAGTTCCGCGATTTTCTTGCTGTAATCCATTTCGGTCTCCTCTCCGGGGCAGCCGCCCCATCACATATTTTTGAGCAGCGCGAGCTTGGCCTTTGCCAGCGCCAGCGCGTCGCCGCTGTCCTGCGGTGTTGGTTCGGGCGGCTCACCCGGCTCCATGGCCGCGCGGCGCGCCCGCAGCTCCGCGATATCCGGCAGTCCGCCTGCCGTCGCCAGCGCGCGGATGCCGGTCTGGGCGCACATGACCGCCTGCGCGGCGATCACGCCCTCGTCATCGTACAGCACCTCGTCGACAAAGCCTGCCGCGACCGCGTCCTGCACCGGCAGCCACGTTTCGGCGCGCAGCATGGCGTCCAGCTCGCTACGCGTCTTTTTGCCCGCACATTTCAGTTCGTAGGCGTTGAGCACGCTGGCTTTGAAGCTGTTCAGCGCCTGCAAACCGCGCTTGTGCTCGGTACTGTCGCCCTCGGTACGCAGGCTCGGCAGGTGGATCATAAACTGCGCCACCGGCGAGGCGCGCACCACGTCTGCGCCGATCGCGGCGACCGACATAGCCGACCCGGCGAGCGACTGGATCTCCACCTCGGTCGGGATAGCCGCCGCCTTGAGGATGGTGTAGATCTCATACCCGGCGAACATGTTGCCGCCGCCCGAGTTGACCTCGAGCGTCAGCGTCTCGCCCTCGGGGTTGTCCGCGATGGCCTGCCGCACGTCCCGCGGCGACACCACGCCGAAGCCGAAAAAGCGGTAGGTTTCCGCGTCGTCATCCGGCACGACATAGCCGTTCATCTGTGTCCTCACTCATTTCACCTCCCCGCGCACGATATGGCCGACGGTATCCAGATTTTTCGTGATGAAGAAGTTCTGCCCCAGTCCGTCCGGCATGGGGTTCATTTCCTCCAGCGCGCGGCACTCGTCGAGGTTATAAATGCCGCTGTACACCATCGTCTGATAGAATTTGCTGCGCGTCGCATCGTCGCCGCGCATGAGCGCGGACACGTTGAAGCGCATGTAGCAGCCGTCCCGCAGCTCCGCGTCCGTGAACAGCTTGTACGCCCACTCCTGCTCCCACATGGTCACATGGGGCACAAGGGCGTTTGTCACGAACACGAGCTGCTGCTGCTCGTTCGAGTTGTAGCTCTGCTTGCCGCTTTGCAGCATGAACTCCGGGATGCCGGTGAAGCGCGCGACCTCCTCGACCGAAAAGCTGCGGCTCTCGATGAACTGCGCCTCGCTCTGGCTGATGCCGAGCGAGGTGTACTTGAAGCCCTTGTCGAGGATCGCGACCTTGAAGGCGTTGTCCATGCCGGTCGCGTAATTCGTGAACTCCTCGCGCACCTTGTCGCGTGTGGCGCGGTCAGCGTCGCTGTCGATTTCCAGAATGCCGCTCAAGCGCCCGCCGTTGACGTAGAACTTGCGCAGGTAACGCTGCGCGGCGCGATCGGTCGCGACCGTGTCGCGCGCCAGATCGAGCATGCCGCGTCCGTGCTTGCCGTCGTAGGTCTCAAAGAAGCACAGCAGCAGATCGCCCGGCTGGAACTTGCGCGTCATGTCGTCCACGGTGAACGCATACCAGCTCTGGCCGGTGTCCTTGTCCTTCAGGTACTGGTAGCCCGCCGTTTGCAGCGGGTACAGCCCGGTCACGCGCCCGAGCGCGTCGCGCTCGATGTAAGCCGCGCCCAGACCGTGCCAAAAGGCTTGGCTCATCAGGATTTTCTTGCCCATCGCCGGGCTCATGGTCTCGTTCATGCGGCTGTGCAGCACAAAATCGAGGTCAGAACGCGTGTCCAGCTCCTGCCGCTCGCCGCCCTGCTTGCGCCGCAGCGCAACCGGCAGCACGGCCATCGAGTCGGTCAGGATACGATGCGCCGCCGCGACCGGGGAAAGCCGCTCGGCGTTTGCCACCGCGATCTCCGGCGCGTCGTTGTCCAGCGAGAAGATGCGCTCGATGCGGCGCAGCATGGCCTCGTAGTCCAGCTCGGTGTAGGTAACGCTGCTTGCCGCCGCCGCTTGGCTTGCGATCATTTACGCCACCTCCCCGCGCCCGCGCGGGCAACCAGCAGGCCGTACCAGATCAGGAACGCGCCCGCCGCGGCCCAGCCCAGCGGCGGCCAGATCAGCGCCGCCGCGCGGGATACGCATGCCCCGCCCGCGACCAGCAGCAGGTCGTCCAGATACAGGGCGAGCAGGGCTTTCAGTTGTTTCAGCATAGGCTCCAATCCTCCGATTGCACTTTTTCGTTGATGCTGGGGCCGCCCGCGAGCTTGCTCGTCGCAAAGGCGATGATCCAGCTGACCGTGATGTCGATGCGGCCGCGGCTGCGCTTTTTGGTGGGCTTGATGTTTTCGTTGTCGTCGGTCACGAGCCGCACATTGGCAAAGCACTGCCGCGCGGCCGTGTTGTGGACGTGCAGCATCTCATGCGTGCGGATGAGCGTCTCCATCTCCTTCATGGGCGGCGAAATCGATTTGATGCCCTGCGGAATCTCGACCACCTGCGTCGGTTTGCCGGCGAGTTCGGCCGCGATGCGCTGGGTCAGCGTCGCGGACAGGTACGGGTCAAAACCGAGAATGCGCAGGTCGTAGTCCTCGGCCGCCTGCACGATGGTTTGCAGCACGTCCTCGTAGTCGATCACATCCCCCGGACAGCCACGGATGAAACCCGCGCGAATCCAGTCGCGGTAGGGCGCATGGTCGGCGCGCTCACGCGCTTCGATGTCATCCAGCGGAATCCAGCCGGTGAACAGCGCAACCCACTTGTCCAGTCCGTCCTGCGGCGGGAACAGCAGCGTGAAGGCGGTAAGGTCGGTGGACTTCGAAAGGTCTCCGCCGCCGAAACACTTCTTGCCGCGCAGCAGCCCCACCGCCTCGCGCCAGTCTTTGCAGCCCTCCGGGTTCCACTGCGTCTTGTCGTAGATCGTGACCGGAATCCAGCCGACCGTGTGGGTGGCAATCCACTGGTTGAGCCGCAGCCAGCGGAACAGCCGCTCGGCGGCCTCGCTGCGCTTGGCCTCCTGCGCCTCCGCGCGGATGGTGGACAGCTTGACCGTCTTGCCGATGGACGGGTTGCAGCGTTTCCACAACTCCTCGTCGTAGATGTTGATTTTCTTCAGCTCGTCCTCGTCCTCGATGAGGCCCAGCCCGTAGATGATCGGCAGCCAGCGCGGGTCGTCCATGTCGCCCTCGCGGGCGCAGCCATTGCGGCAGCGCAGAATCGACAGCGCTTTCTCGTGCACTTCCCAGCCGATGGATTTGCGGTCGGGGTCGTCGCCCGCGGTGGTCAGCACGATCCAGACCGGCATCTCGCGCGCGTCGCCCGCGCCGAACGTCATGACGTCCCACAGGTCGCGGTTGGGCTGCGCGTGCAGCTCGTCGAAGATGACGCAGGACGGCTTGTAGCCGTGCTTGGAGTAGGCTTCCGAGGACAACACCTTGAGCTTGCTGCCCGAAACCGTGTCGTAGATGGTTTTGATGCTGTCCACGATGCGGCTGCGCTTCAAAAGCGCCGGGCTATGCTCCACCATCCACTTGGCGGCCGAATACACGATGCCCGCGTTGTCGCGGTCGGCCGCGACGACGTACACCTCGCCGTTCACTTCGCCGTCTGCGTACAGGTGATACACGCCGAGCGCGGCGGCAAGCTCGCTCTTGCCGTTTTTCTTGGCAATCTCGAGATACAGGTACTGATACCGCCGGATGTAACTGCCCGCGGGGTCGGCCTCCTCGCCATCAGCCTCGACCATCTGGCCGTAGAACTCGGTGACCGCCGAGCGCTGCCAGTCCATGAGCCGGAACGGCGCGCCGTTCGAGCAGGTCAGGTATTCGATAAATTCACAGACAAACGACGCCGCCTCGGCGTCAAACATCGGCGCACCTCCTTCCGCTCCGGTAAAATGATTGGGCGTGGTGGACGGACTTGAACCGCCGCCTGCACGCGTTTCCCCTTTGGTGGCTAATCTCCGGTTCCGCGCACACAGTATCGCCAATGTGTCACTCCCACATCGGGAGCCGCTCTACCATCTGAGCTACACCACGCATATTGTCCGACGCTCTGACGGACGGGCGAGGTTGCGCACTCGCCGCCCGCCATGAAAGGAAGAATGCCAGTATGCATCGGGCCTTCGCCCGTCACAGCGCCGGAAAGTCATTACTTTTGTCATTACTTTCCCGGTGTTCAATTTGAACACGCATCTTGAGATGCGGGCACTCCTGCACCCGCTCGACGCGGCGCAGCGTGCTCTCGCACACGCCGAACTGGTTGATCATCGGGCAGAACAGGCTGCACATGATTTGCTTGCTCATGCCTTGCGCCGCCTTTCCGCCCGCTCGCGCAGCATCTGCGTCATCGGGTCGCCTGCCGCCTCATCCTCGGGCGGTTTGGGCACCACCAGACGGCAGCGGCTGGTGATGGTCAGGCCCATACTGTTTGCGCACTGCTGGCACTGGTCAAAGTAGATGCGGGCAACACGAGACCAGTTGCCCGCCTCCTTGGCGTCGTCCATGTCCAGCGCATCGCGCGCCTTGAGGTGCGCCGCGACCCATGCGTCCCGACTCATCAGATAGCGCGCCAGAACGTCAAAATCCAGCTTGGACAGCAAGCCGACGTCGTTCAGCTCGCGGCCAAGCTTGCTGAACTCCTCGCGCAGGTGTTCGGGCAGCCAGACCGGTGCGCGCACCTGCTTGACCTTCTCGGTCTTAGGTTCGCTATTGCGGCGCTGGGTAATTTCAGCTTTGGTCAGATGCTTACGCCCTTTCAACACCACCAACTCCGTAGGTTGCCTCGGTCCAGCCACTTTCTACACCTCCTTTAACTTTGAAATCTCACTTTATCAAACTAAAACATTCTTGCCGTGGGGAAAAAATCCCACGCGGTTGGCGCCTTGGGGTCATCTGTCGACCACCCCGAAACTTTCTTGGGGTGGGGGCATACTCGGGAAATCCACGGATTTCCCGCCGAGTCCGCGCGCATCCTGCCCGCGCCGCGCCTGTCCGAGCGTCCAGCCGGTCAGCGCTTCCGACGCGCTACTTTTGCCCGGCTTTCCGCGATGGTTTTGCGCCCGTGGCAGCTGTGGCACAGGCTTTGCAGGTTTTCTGGGTCTACGAACTTCGACCAGTCGCCGTCGTGCGGCACGACGTGGTCAACGTCGGTGGCATAGACCCGCAAGCCACGCCGGGCGCAGTCCCGGCAGAACGGCTCGCGTGCCAGCTGCTGCGGCCGCAGCTCGTCCGTCCAGATTTTCAGCCTGTACCAATGGCGGTATGACTGGCTCACTGCGCTGCGCCGCGCCGACTCCGGCGGGCGGTGCTTGTCGCAGTAGCCGCTGCGCACCAGCGCCGTGCAGCCCGGGTGCAGGCATGGCCGCAGGGGTTTACTTGCCACGCAGGTCACCTCGCATGGTGCGAATCGCCGACGTGCCCTCGAAGATCATGCCCTCCAGCATTCCAACGCGCTTCCACAGCCGGATGCGCAGTTCGGCGCTCGGCTCGGCTTTGGCTTGCGCCTTGAGCGAGTCGCGCCGCTGGCGCAGCGGGACAAGATTGCGCTCATATTCGTCCGCGATCTCGGCAATGGTTTTCATGGCACGCCCTCCTTCCGGGCAAACAAAAAGAGCCTAACTCGACCGGACATTTCCGAATCGTGTTAGGCTCCTGGCTCCAAGGCTCGTGGCTCGATTTCAATGTTGATTTTTTCTTTGCAGTGCTTGCACTGATATTCCAGATTGCGGATCAGCGTCTTATCGCTGACCGGGAACAGCTTGCGCCCACACTTGGGGCAGCAGTACCAACCGTTCTTAATCATTGGCAGCTCCTTATCTTTAAGTATACGCGGTTTTTCGGTTTTGTCGAGGTGGTTTTGGCTTTTTCTCCATGCCCCTGTGATATGTTGCAGAGCATTCCAAGCCAGCAACTACGCGCGCGTGCGCGTAGCTTTTACAAGGTTTCTTGGGCAGCAGGTACTTGACGAACCGGCAGGACGCGCTTTCGTTGCGGCCCCCGCCCTCGTCGAGCAGCTGCGCGCCGGGCGGCGCGTCCACGGTTGCGCCGTCGTCCACCCATTGATAGGTGACAGTTGGGCGCTCGAGGTTGCGACTGCCGACAAACTGCTTTTTGCCGTTGAGACTGGCCTCCCGCCGCTCCTTGGTGAGATAGCCCGCCCAGCCATCGTACCCGCGCTCGCGGATGTAGTTAAGCTGGATGTCATCGCCCCAGACCCACAAAGACTTGAACAGCTCAAGGTCGCCGCCAACGGCGTTGAGGATCAGATGCACATGCGGCCGGTGGTCGCCGTGCCGCCCCTCGAGGACGTAGATGTACTTGAGTTCCGGCAGCCCGCGCGCCTTGCGGTAGGCGCGGATCTGGGAGAACACCTTGCCGAGCCGCCGCCGGGTCACGTCCGCGCTTGCCGGCAGGTCGGCGTCGCGATAGGTCGCGGTGAGCACCAAGTCCTCCGGCTCGAAGTTCGTGGCCATCAGCAGCTCGAGCTTGCGCTGCGCGGTGTTGCAGTGCGTCCGCGCGACCTGCTCGGCGGTCACCTCGCGGATGCGTTTGCGTTCTTGCGGCGTCGCGTTTGGCCGCGGCACCGTGTACGCGATGTCCCACACCAAGCGCCCCGCGCGAATGGTTTTTCGTCGTTTCATTGTCCCTCCTTGGTTTTCAGTCGGGTTTATGGTAAAATATGCTTATTCAGTCGAAAAGGCGGTGAATATATGCCGGACACTGGCAGCGGGATCGTGTATCACTATTGCAGTCTCGAGGCGTTCAAAAGCATCATCGAAAACGAATGCCTGTGGCTGTGTGACGTAGAGAAAAGTAACGATTCCGGGGAACGAGTTTATTTCAACCACATCATGGCTCAAACGATCGAGAATCTCAGTGCACAAATGAAGAATCAGAATAAATACGACGAAGCGCATCAGCAAGGACTGGAACACCTTCGCTGCACTTTAGCTGTGCCACAGGAGGAACTTGCCCCGTTTTATTCCTGTTCTTTTTCCCGAAACGGCGATTTGCTCAGTCAGTGGCGCGGATACGGAGATGATGGATACGGCGTTTCAATTGGTGTATGTGAATCTCTCTTTCAAATTAATTTACCCGCAGACTGTTTTTGTGCCGTCGAATACAGCAAAGCGATGGCCGAAGCTAAATGCAGGGAAATACTCGATCAAACCACTCGCGATTATTTGAAAGATGCTGAAAGATCAGAGTGGGACGCTGTTTCGTCTTTCACGCTTTGTGCTCTGAGTTCGATAAACCAACAAAGCATTTTTTATAAATCCTCCGCATTTAAAGAAGAAGACGAATACCGCATCATAACCAGCGATACCGAAGTATTTAACATTTTTGATATGCCTAATGGCACACTTGGTTTTCCTGGTCCGGAAATCATAAACAGCGCCAAAAATGCCTTTTCCCTTTCCGAAAAGAAGTTCCGCATTGCCAAACACAGGTTATCCGCCTATTATGAACTTTCTTTCAAAAAAGTGAAAAACGATTTTATCGAATACATCATACTGGGCCCTAAATGCATGAATTCCGAAACAGATATCAAACGTTTTCTGGAGTCGTGTGGTTACAATTCGGATTATATCGAAATCAGGCCTTCCGAAGCCACTTACCGATAAGGCTCTGCCGTGCGCTTACGCGCACGGCTTTTCTTTGCCTTCCCACAGATGATTTATCAGAATATCCGCTAAAATTCGATTTGTCAAGGTTTCTTTTCCTTCCATAATCTTGTAAACTAAAGAAAAGGAGGTTCCTGTCATGAATAATGAACTTATGAACAAAATTGTGATAAGTGTATCAGATTCCCTCGAGAAGTTGTATGAGGAGGATGGTGCATCTCTCATCGCCAAGGATCTGCCTTTTGAGACATACCGCAATCTGTCTTCACAACAACGAGAGACATACCAGCATGCAGCTGAGCGCTCTATTGTTTTTCGATGGGCATATTATTTGAATACATTACTCGAATCTACCTTTAGCGAGGAAGCTGCAAAAAACAGCCAGCCCCCCTATAAAATAGATTTGGAATACAATCGGCAGCAATTTCTGCAAAAAATTCTTGACGATCAGCTCATTCTTCCGGACTTGATTATTCATCGCCGTGACGCTCCCGATAATCTGCTGATTGTAGAATGCAAAGGATGGTGGTGCACAAACAAAAAGGAAATATCAGACGATAAAGGCCGCCTGAAAAAGCTAACCGAACAAACTGGCAATTTTAGATATCAATTAGGGCTGTTTATTCAATTTGAAAAAAGCCTTAGAGACACTTTTGACAATCTTTATTGGTATTGGCAAGGAAATGAGTATGAAATGGATACTATCCTCTCGCTTCTGTTTCATGGCGAATTGCAATAATACCTGTTTTTACTCCTCCGGCGGCAGCTCGGCCGACCACCAGCGCACGTCCACCGTCATCAGGCCGTCGTCCGGCATCTCGGGCAGGTACCAGCCACCCGCGCGATAGATATAGGCGGCATAATTGTCCCGGTTGTATTTGCTGTGGCACAGCGTCAGCACCTTCTGCCCGTCCTCCGGCCGCTCGGCCGGGTACGGATGCCAGACCGGCGCGGGCTGCTGCGGCTCCGCCACCGCCTGCCGCATCTGCGCATCCAGCCGGCGCAGCGCCTGTGCCTCGGGCACGGGTTCGTCTGCCGGGACGTCCGCTGGCGACACGATCTTGCCGTTCTCCACCATGCCGCGCAGCCGCTGCACGATCTGCGACCACGACAGCCTGCCCTGAAACGGCTTTTTCACTTCCAGACCGCTGCCGCCGAGGTCAAACCACACGCCCTCCGACGCGAATCCTTGATATCCGGAATAATGCAGCGCATCCTTGACCGCCGGAATCAGCTGGATCGCTGCCGATCTCTGGCTGTCATGCAGAACGCGGTACAGCGCGGCTTCGTGGCCTTGGGCAATATGCCGCAGCAGGAACGCATCGACCACGCCGTCCGACACTGTCGGCTTATCTCGCGCGGCCTTGACATCCTGCGCGCGGAAGGTTTCACCGCGCGCCAGCCGCTGCTCGAACTCCTCTTGCACCTTGCTTGGGCTGTGCGCCAGCTCGTCCGCGACCGACTCACCAATCTGCTCGCGTCGCAGCGCATCCAGCAGCGCGGGTGACAGGTTCTTGTGAATGTACTGCATGCGGTGCACGGCGGACGCGCTCTCGTTTGTCTGCTCGGCGAGGTGGTCGCGCAGGCGGCCGGGCAGCTCCACGCCGCGCTCTTTCATGCTGCGCAGCGCCTTCTCCAGCCGGATCACGGCCTCCATCTTTTCGTAATAGGTCAGCTCGCGGCTGGTCAGGTTGGACTGGATCAGCGCGACCATTTCGCTATCCTCGCCGTCGTAGGTCTTGACGATGCAGGGCGCGTCCTTGCGTCCCAGCAGCTCGAGTGCCTTGCGGCGACGGTGTCCGGCGACGATACGGTACTTGCCCTCCCCTGCCGCGCACACGGTCAGCGGGCTGTACAGCCCGTTCATGGCGATGTCGTCCGCCAGCTCCTGCACATCCTCGACCACGAAAAAGTTGTGCTCGTTTCCGATCAGCTGCGAGAGTGGGATCTGGACGACCTGCATCGGCGATGTGTCCAATTTGAACACATCATGCGCGACCATCGCGCCGACGTTAACTTTCCGCGCCATCTGCGCCACCTCCCAGATACTCGCGCACCCACGCGCGGTAGTCGCGCGCGGCGGCCGAGGTCGGCGACCACTGGCAGACCGGCTCGCGCGCAAAGGTGCTTTCGTCTACCTTGTCGGTGCGGCGGATGCGGGTGGCGAACACCGGCACGGGGCAGTGCTCCCGCAGCCAGTCCTCGCCCTGCCGGACCACGTCCGCGTTGTGCCACATGGTCAGCAGCACGCCCACCTGCACCGCGCCGTTGACCCGCCGGATGCCGTCGATCTGGCGCAGCAGCTCGGCCATGCCGTCGATCTCGAACGCGCCGGGCTTGACCGGGATAACAATATCGCTCGACGCCGCGACCGCGCTGATCGACGCGACCGAAAACGCGGGCGGGCAGTCGATGATGAGATAATCATAGGCGTCGTCCTCTATGACCGCGTCGCGCAGGTCGGTCAGGACGCGCAGCGCACGCTCGCGCGGCGTGCCGCTGTGCACGTCGCCCGGCAGGCTGCCGTCGAGATCGAGCGCCGCGAGCGACATGTCCGCCGGGATAACGTCCAACCCGCGGTAAATCGTGTGCTGGACAAGGTCGGAATAGCACAGGATCATGCCCTCGAACAGGTCGGCCAGCGTGCCCGGCTCGGCCGGGATGCGGTAGAACCGCGAGGCGTTGCCCTGATGGTCGGCGTCGATCAGCAGCACGCGCGCCGCGTACTCGGTGGCGAGAATCGCGGCGAGGTTGACGGCCGTCACCGTCTTGCCGACGCCGCCCTTCAAATTCACAATGCTAATGGTTTTCATGTCTCGTCGGCCTCCTCATCCAGCACGTCCTCCTCGTCCGTCCCCTCGATGATCTTGCCGCAGTACGGGCAGCAGTTAAAGCCGTTTTCCTCCGGGCCGTCCGTCTCGAAGCGGTGCAGCGCGCCGCAACCGGTGCACCGCCAGACGTTGTGCTCCTTATCTTCACGCGTCCAGACGACAAGCGAACCGTCGTCCGTAAGCGTGCGCACCTGCGCCGGGCTGATGCCGGTTTCCTCGTAATCCTTGAGCTTGTACAGCGCGCCATACAAGCCGTCCGGGATCTCCGCCCACGACACGCCCTTGACGCCCCAGTTTCCGTTCGGCTCCCGGTAAATCAACTTGCTCATGTATGTACCTCCTATGCGGTCTCGATTTTCGTCTGTTTGTACGGGTCGT